CAAAAACAAGCAATGTCAACACATGGTATATTAATTGAAAAATTAGATACTCATGGTGATGATAGAATGGAAAAAGGTTTAAAATATATGGTTAAGACTACGAAGTCTTATTCGAATTTAGTTAACTTCTTTAAAGGTGGTGGGTTAGACCCATGGGAAAGGGGTAATTCAGAACACATAATGATAATGTCGCCTGTTGAACAATATCTCTGTCAAAAGGGAAAGAGGTTATTCAAAGGTTTTGATGAATATGATGAGGTACATAGATTTGTATTCGATATTGAGACCACAGGTCTTTCACCTGAAGATAGTAGTATATTTCTTATTGGTATGAAAGACAATAAAGGGTATGAAAAAGTTATCTCAGCCAACAACGATGAAGAAGAAAGACAACTTATTATTGAGTTTTTTAAGATTGTTAATCAATTAAAACCAACACTAATTGGTGGGTATAACTCGGCATTCTTCGATTTTCCATTTTTAATTCGTAGAGCAGAAATATTAGGATTAGACCCTAAAAAGATAATTAGGACCTTAAATCCCGAAGTTAAGTTTAGACAAAAAGATAGTATACTCAAACTTGCAAATGAGATGGAAGATTTTACTCAGATGCAAATGTGGGGTTATAATGTTGTTGATATTGCACATGCAGTACGTAGGGCACAGGCAATTAACTCTGACATAAAGAGTTGGGGACTTAAATATATCACTCAGTTTATCGGTGCGGGGAAAGAAAATCGTGTGTACGTTCAGGGTGATAAGATTGGTAAAACTTATTTCGACAATAAAGATTACTACTTTAACCCAAAAACAGGTGGTTTTAAAGAAGTTGGTTCAAAAGGGACTGAAAACTTGATGGATAAATTTCCTGGTCACTATGAAAAGGTAACGGGTAAGTATATTGTAGAAAGGTATCTTTATGATGATATTTGGGAGACCATGGTGGTTGATGAGGAGTTTAACCAAGCAAACTTTCTTCTTGCAAAGTTAGTACCAACAACATATGAGAGACTATCAACAATGGGTACCGCAACTTTATGGAAAATGATTATGGCTTCTTGGTCATACAAGCATGGATTAGCAATACCTAAGAAAGGTGAGAAAAGACCATTCACGGGAGGTCTATCGAGATTATTAGCTGTGGGTTACTCTACAAACGTATTAAAACTCGATTACTCCTCTCTATACCCATCTATTCAATTAGTGCACGATGTGTTCCCTAAATGTGATGTTACAGGGGCAATGAAGAGTATGTTAAAGTATTTCCGTGATACTCGTATTAAATATAAGAAATTAGCAGCAGACTATTCAAAGACAGACCCTAAACTTTCTTCACAATACAACCGTAAACAATTACCCATTAAGATTTTTATTAATGCGTTCTTTGGTTCACTATCTGCACCTCATGTATTTCCGTGGGGTGATATGGATATGGGTGAACAGATAACCTGTACTGGTCGACAATACTTAAGACAGATGATTATGTGGTTCATGGAAAGGGATTATAAACCATTAGTCATGGATACGGATGGTGTTAACTTTTCAGTCCCTGAAGGTAAGGAAAATCATAGTTATGTTGGTATTGGTCTAAATGGTTTAGTTGAAAAAGGTAAAACCTATTATGGTTCAGAAGCGGATGTTGCCGAGTATAACGACCTTTTTATGAGAAATGAAATGGGGCTAGATACTGATGGTCAATGGCCAGCAACTATAAATGTTGCACGTAAGAACTACGCACTATTAACAGATAAGGGGAAAGTTAAACTTACAGGTAACACGATTAAGTCAAAAAAATTACCGACATATGTTGCGGAATTTTTAGATAAAAGTCTTCGTATGTTACTGGACGGTAAGGGTCATGAATTTTTAGATTACTATTATGAATATGTTGAGGTTATATACAATCGAGAAATACCTATTTCTAAAATAGCTAATAAAGCCCGTGTAAAACAAAGTATTGAGGAATACAAAAAACACATTACAAAAAGAACTAAATCTGGTTCATTAATGTCTCGTCAAGCACATATGGAGTTGGCAATGAAACACAATTTACCCATCGGTTTAGGTGACACCATATATTACGTAAATAACGGTGAGAGAAAATCACATGGTGACGTACAAAAGAAAAAAGATGAGGTGGTATTAAATTGTTACCATATTGACGAAAAATATATTACAGAAAGTCCTGATATGTTAGGTGAATATAATGTCGCACGTTACTTAGCGGCATTTAATAAAAGAATCGAACCACTTTTAGTTGTATTCTCACCAGACATTAGACCCGATATTTTAATTGATGACCCAAAAGATAGACCTGTTTTTACTAAAACACAGTCAAAATTAGTTCGTGGTTTCCCTCGTAGAGAAGGTGACCAAGATACTCTTGAAGAAGTTTTAACATTATCAGATACTGAGATTACATTTTGGCAGAAGGTTGGTATTGACCCATACTATATGTATGTTGATGGTACAATGGAACTTGTTGATGGTGATTACATTAAGAAAAATAGTGATATAATGTTAGGTCTTGAAGTTGAGAATGTTAGAAATGAAGAAAAACCTTATATCGCAGAAAAGAGAAAAGTAGTTAAAAAGAAGATTGAAACTAATCAACAATCACTATTCGGTTAAGAGTTTTTTAATCCATCAGAAGACATTATATACCATCCTTTACCGATGAAACGTAATTCAACAGACGCACCTCTTTCAGTTTCAATCTGATTATATTCATCATCAATGAGTAAGTCACTTTTAATAGTAACATTAGTCATAGATTTAATTGTTATGTGGTCTGTTGTATTTTCATTTAATGTAACCACACAACTATCGGTGTTTTTAACAATTATTGCAGACTCCCCATTTGTGGTATGACTAGAGTTAGTACATATTATTGCATCTGAAGTTTTTATTTCAACCCCATTTATTATTTTAGTAACGGGGTATGATTTAAATATTCCCATTATATAATATAAATTTGACGAGGAAGTGCTCTATATTGTAGTGATTTGTTTAAACTTTCTGCTTGATTGGCCTTAACTTCCATCATTTTATCAGGACGAAGTCTTTCTAGTCTCATTTTTAATTCTTCTTCTAGTTTAGACTTCTCATCTTTAGATTCACTCAATAATGAATCGTATTCTAATTGAACTTCTGAATCAGGTGTTTTTAAATTACCACTAAATTTACCTCTTACTCGACCCAGTGTCTCTTTAACATATGCGGTAAACCATCTACGGACCCATGTTTGTGCGGGTGAATTTAATTCCGCCCAATTTAAATTTTCCATATTAACGTCTGATGGTAATCTAACAATATCAGGATTTTTAGCTAAACAACTTTCCCTATCGTCTGTTTCATAATACCAATACCACACTCTATAGTTGTTGTTAGCCATGTTACCAAAATCAAACTTACCACCAGGAACATTATAAAGATGTATAGCCTTTTTACCCTCAGGTAAAGCAGTTATTCTATAAGTTAGTTCTCCACCTATAAGTCTTCTTTTTATATTAATATCTTGCATTCTAAGTAAGATGTCAAAACCTGGTGAAACAAAGTAATTACCCTGACCACCCATTTGTGAGAAACCGGCACCACCACCTAAACCAATACCACCAAATCCGCCGAATCCACCCATAAATGGGTCAAAGAAAGCTGCGTCAAGTTCGGCGCGTGTAAACCATAAAAGTTCATTTATTTCCCTACCTGCAGGTATTTCATAAATTTGTTGGTTAGCCTTAAGGTCAAAATAGTCCTTTTTTAATTCAGAATCACCACCCGCTTGTAAACCAACAATTTTAGAATATGCATAAGTGTATTGTGTTTCCCAATCTAAAGAACGTGTTATTAATGCTTTGGCAACGGACTGAGTATCCTGATTCAAACCATATAGTGATGTCCATTGTGATTCAATTAACCAATCATTTACATATTGCGAGTAATCTTCAATAGATAATTCCAATAATGAATCCATCATTTCATCTTCTATTTCAATACCCCTTAAAGGTGCACCTAAAAGATGACGAATTCTAGTATATAGCTTGGTTCTTTGTGGTTCTAAAATTATTGACATCGTTAACTTTTATTATAAATATCTGGTTTTACCCGTTTATTATTGTTTTATTAAACTATCGACAGGGAAAGTATATCTACCGTTAACAATTTTTGTATCATTATTTTCAAAAACTAACGTACCTTTAGAGTTATCATGAAAACACATATAGTCGGTTTTATAGGGTTTAACATTACCTGTACCAAATACGGTGACTCTACCTTCACTTTCTTCAGTATTATTAAATGGTTTTATTTGTATTGTTTTAGTTTCGCCATTTATTTCTACTGTTGCATCAATACCTCCAATCATATCATCTTTCCCACCTAGTTCACCTACTTTGAATACTTTTTTAGTGTTAAAGATATCTTTCATATTAACAACAGCCTTTATTTCTCTTTCATCACCAAATTTATTTGTTTTGTCTAATGATGCCATAATACTTTGGAATGTCCCTGATTCTTGATTAAAAATACGATATCTGAATTCAATCATAAGTTTTATCATTCTCTGTACCTCCCTCAACTGTTGTTTATCATTAACACCTACAAAATTTAATGGGTTCTGCCCGTAGTGTTTTAATACTGCATTAAGGTCATTAACTAAAATACAAAATGCGGAGTAGTTAGTGTTTAATTTATTAATTACTGAACGACCAGGTTGTTCAAAATCGTATATTCCTGACATTTGTCCATCTGCGTATTGATTTTTTTCGTAATGAAATTCAGAATAAACTTCTTTAAGTATATCCATAATTGCGTACATAAACTTTTTCTTAACTTGTGGATTTCTGTTAAAGACCATTCTATATGTGTTTACCTGTTGTGGTGAACATCCTTTAGATAAACCCTCACTAATTAAGCTCTTCACAACTTTTGATTCGTTAAGTTTACTCTTTTGATGTGAATCAAATTGTTTATTAACAAAAGACCAATTAATAACTGTAAAGAAATTATCAATATATTCGTTTCTTTTATTTTTGTATTTTAAGTAATATGCGTGTTCCCATAAATCTAAACCTAATAATGGTATCCCACCAAATTTAATAGTGTTCATTAACGGATTATCTTGATTAGATGTAGTTACAATTTTAACATCACCACTTTTTGTGAGTACTAACCATACCCATCCTGAGCCAAATTGACCTAAAGCTTTGTTTTTAAATGTTTTCTTAAAATTTGAAAATGTTTTAAACTTCTTCTTAATTTTATCTAATACCGGACCATTTGGTTGTTGTTGTTTTGGTGATAACATCTGCCAAAATAACTCATGATTATATGCTCCACCAGCATTATTTTTGATGGTATTACTATATCTTGAAATACCCTTTATTAAAGACTCTAAATCTAAGTCTTTATCTTTAACATTTTCTAACTCTTTGTTAAGTTTTCTAATATAACCTTTATAGTGTTGGTTATAATGAACATTCATTGTTTCTTTATCTATGAATCGTTTTAACGACGAATATGAATATGGTAACTTTATTGCGGTTATCATTTTACTACCTTTTTTATTCTCGGTAACGATATCTTTTCTTTCTGATTCCGTAATTTTGTTTTCTATTTCACGGATTTTTTCTTGGCTCTTTTTAAACTCCATAAGTTTGTGTTTTATTTATAAATAACACCATATGGAAAAAAATACTATCTTCTTGTGATAGAGTTTAATATTTCTTCTACAATATTCCCTTTATCTTCATTATCACCCATAACTGTTTCAAATACGTTTTTCTTTTTTGATAAGATATCATATATTGCACCTTCAATAGTATTTTCAAAAATTGGGTAAAAGACAGACACATTGGATTTTTGACCATATCTATATGCTCTATCTTCGGCCTGTGAATGGTCCGAAGGTACAAACGATAAATCGTTCATGATAACTGCTTCCGCGGCTGTTAGTGTTATACCAACACCCGCAGCCTTAAGATTACCAACAAATACTTTTACCTTGTCGTTTGTTTGAAACTCGTCAACGGAGTGCTGTCGGTTAGGTTTACTCATTCGTCCATCTAAAGTGACAGCCTCTTTACCAAAATGAGTTTTTATTTGATTTAATGTATCTGTAAAGTTTGTAAAAATAATAACTTTTTTTCCTTGTTCTATAATGTTTTGTGCAATTTCTATTGTATTTCTAACTTTTTCTTCTGCGATGATTTGTCTTACTTTCATCAGCTTTGAGAATTGCACTGTTAATGAGGACGATTCCTCTGAATTATCATACCACTCAAAATATTCACCCATCATTGCCTCGTATTGTTTAGATTTAAGTCTGAGGTAAACAGGTGTTAATATTTTTTCAGGTAAGTCTAAAATATCTTCTTTTAATCTTCTTAGTACGTGTGTTTTTGTTCTGTCTCTAAGTTCTAATAGATTTGATGCTCCATTAACATTCCACACTCTTCTATTCCCCACGCTAAATTGGTAACCCTCACAATATCGAATTGCATATGCCATCCAATTATACGCAACTGGTGAGTCGACCAAGTCCAGTAGGTTGTAATAATTAATTGGTCTTGAGGTCATTGGTGTTCCCGTTAGTAACCACACTTTACCAACCTTTTTACAAATATCATTTGCAATTTTTGTTCTCTGTGCTTGTTTGTTTTGTATGTAATGTGCCTCATCTATTACCACTAAATCAAAACCATAATTAAGGATAACAGATTCTTTTATTTTTTTTAGGTTGTGGAAGTTTTTTAATATGTCGAAGTTTATTATCATAAAATCGGCGGGTTCCCATTTTTTACCCTCTACTATCGATATTGACTTATCCGTGTAGTTTTCAATTTCCCTTTGCCAATTGATTTTTAAAGATGCGGGGCATATGATTAATATTTTTTTTGACCCTGACTCTAATGCTGCCATTACCGTTGCGGTCGTCTTACCAAGACCCATGTCATCTGCTAAAATGTATTTATCGTTACCAACTAGTTTTTCGACGGCAAGTTTCTGATGTTCTAGTGGTGGTCTGTTTGAATATTTAGTGTAGTCAACCTCAACCTTTCTTTCCTTATTTTGTATTACTGCCGCCTTGGGTAACCAAAAATCGTGGAGTTCCTCTGTTTCAAATAATTTACCATAAATATGAAATGATTTGTCCTTCTCTACCAATATTTTTTCAACATAAATTTGAGTTGGTTTTTTAGAAAGTAATTTTTCTTCTTTCATTTTATTAGCAAAGTATTCATCTAACTCAACCCACTTTCTTGCAACTTTTGGTGTTCGTTTATGAAAATCAATAATATAGTCGGCCTGTGCTCGGGTCATTTTAAAATGCTTTTTTATTTGCATCTTTTTTTTCAACAAAAGTATATAATTGTTGTACCCTTCGTAATCTTCTAAAATACGTGTTGCCTTAATTTCGGGTATCTTTGATACTACTTTATTTTCTTGCATAAACTTAAATACATTTAAATATAATCATTTTATAGATATTTATCAATTGATGAGTCAAAGAAAAGTTCCAATAACACGATTAAATAAATTCTTCGCAGAAGAAGATTTTGATTTAGACATATCTCTCGGCCAAGAATGGTTACATGGAGATATGAACTTTACGTTTGTATTGTATCGTGTTGATAAACAACGAACAAAAAAAGATGATGTTTATGGTGAGGTGGTCTCCGAAGGGGTACAATATCACGCACCTGTGGAACTCAAAGGATATGTTCAGGTTGAAGCACCAACAAATGCGTATATGGGGTCTTCAAGAATTGAACAATTAGAACCTGGTAACCTCAAGGTTGGTATTTATCAGTCTTACTTAGATGAGATGGATGTTGATGTTGAGTTCGGAGACTATATTGGTTATTATGAAAAAGAAGATAGAGTTAGGTATTATTCCGTTGTTGATGACGGACGTATCACCTCGGATAACAGGCACACTTATGGTGGTTATAAACCATATTACCGCAGTATCACTGCGTCGCCGGTATCAAATGATGAATTCAACGGAGTATAATGGCATTACCAAAAAAAATAAAGAAAACGATTAATCTTATACCTAAAAAAACAGGTTTAGATAGAAGGATAGAACTTTTGGAGGACATTCAAAAGGATGGTACTTATTTGCCGAAAGGCATTGGTCATGCAGATTTAGACCGTGGTATGTTGGATTTTGTTAAAAATGATTTAAAAACATTTATGGATGGTAAGGTTATACCTACTGTTGATATTATTATAACAACACAGAATTGGGTACAGTTTACTGAGACTTGGAACTTTCAAGATTTAGATAAGAATGTAAAACCCCCTTTTGTGTCGACAGTTAGACAACCTGAAGTTCCTTATGGTTCTAACCCATCATTACAATATACTATTCCAAATAGAAAACAATTTTATTATGCTAAAGTACCAACTTGGGACGGACAAAGAAAAGGTGTCGACGTCTATAAAATTCCTCAACCTATTCCTGTTGATATTACTTATAATGTTAAACTGTTTGTAAATAGAATGAGGTCGTTGAATGAGTTCAACAAAAACGTTCTTCAAAATTTTGCGTCTCGTCAGGCATATACTAACATTAAAGGACACTATATACCAATTGTATTAAATAACATTTCTGATGAATCTGTTTTAGATATTGATAAAAGAAAATACTACATTCAAAACTACGAGTTTACAATGTTAGGGTTCTTAATGGATGAAGATGAGTTTGAGGTTAGTCCTGGTATATCAAGAGCCCTTACAATGTACGAAGTACCATTACTAAATAAATCAAGAAAGGTTGACCCACAACCTGAGAACCCAAATGAGTTTCCAGTTGATTTATTGTTTGTAGATGGTAATAGCGAATTGAGTGAAATTTTCAGATACACTATTGATTTATATTTAGATAGGACAGAAAACATAAAAACTTGTGATGTTTATATTAATAATGATTATGTCGGTGAACTAAATGAGGACGAAAACAAAGTACAAATTAATACTAATGATTTGGTGAGATTCGTAGTTACTAAAAACACATCGGGTGAATCAAAGATTTTTACTACCGCAAAGTTACTATAATCTACTCTCCGTAGATGTCTTTTGGTTTGGAACATTTTTCCATAATCATCTTTTCCAAAAACTTATACATTTTTAGACCATTTTCTTCACAATAGGTTTTTAATGTGGTGTGAACTTCTGTCGATATTTTAATATTTTTTATCTCTTTCATAAATAAAGGTAGAAAAAAGGCAGAATAAATACTGCCTAATTTATAAATATGTCCCCTCAGTGAAAGTTTTTTGCGTTTTTTCTAAATATTTATAATAAAATAAATTCTAAAAGAAATTAAAAAAACATGGCAAGTTCAAACACAGTCTTCGTTTCACCAGGTGTATATACATCAGAAAGAGATTTGAGTTTCGTAGCACAAAGTGTTGGGGTAACAACTTTAGGTTTAGTAGGGGAGACATTAACAGGTCCCGCATTTGAACCAATTTTTATCACAAACTTTGACGAGTTTCAATCCTACTTCGGGGGAACAAATCCAACTAAATTTGTGAACACACAAATTCCAAAATATGAAGCGGCATATATTGCGAAAGCATATTTACAACAATCAAATCAATTATTTGTAACCAGAGTATTAGGTTTATCAGGTTATGATGCAGGTCCGTCTTGGTCTATAACGACTCAAGCAAACTTAGACCCAGCAACATTATCAACACCTGTAGAAACTACTTGGTCGGTAACATTTACGGGTAGTACAGGTTCAACAGACACTGTTGAATTTACTGGTACTATCCCATCACCAATTAGTGATTATTTTAATGATGACATTACCTTATATGACGGTGATTCAGCAACTATTAAAGGTCAGTTACAAACTTTTGTACTCAATCTAATGTTAGATAATTCATTATCTGCTACAACCTCTTCTCAATGGGGAGTATTAACAGATTCAGTATATTCTGCGTATACAGGTAACGGTTATACATCAGTGACTAATAACTTAGGTGTTGATGGTTTATATAATTCAGTTGCAGATTATGATGACTCATTAATGGACCCTTGGTATTACGGGTGTTTTGAACCTGGTTCGGGGGACAACTATTCGGGTATGTCATTTAACGCAGTTATGGAACCGGGGACATTTACAGAAACAAGTCCTAGTGTCTTTGCAGGTACGATTAGTGGTACTGTATTAACATACAATGCAACGGCATTCACTGAATATAATGATGTTGTTGTTGCAACACTTCGTTCAAGAGGCATTAATGACAACTCTGATGGTGGACCCGTTTACAACGTAACAGGGTTAACTAATGTGGTAATGGATTGTTCAGGCTCATACGCTGATGTACAGAAAAATCCTTACTCATCATTTGGAATATCAGGTTTAACGTCGGGTGGTGATGTTTTCACATTTAAAACATCTTTTTCACTATCAGATACAAACTATCTAACTAAAGTTTTTGGTTCTACTAATTTCGGTAAAACAAGTAGTGAGTTCCCATTATTTGTGGAAGAAACATATTACTCATTATTAACACAAGGGTATAGACTTGGTAAAGTTCGTGGACTTAATTGTGAATTAATTAGTTTACCTTCAGCTAGAGAAGATGACGCTAATAATACTTCAATTGGTTGGTATTTGGAACAATATCAAACACCATCAACACCGTTTGTGGTTTCAGAACTAAGAGGTACTAAAGTAGATAGGTTATTTAGGTTTATCTTAATATCTGATGGTAACGCGGCTAATAATTTAGTAAAAGTGTCATTGGCAAATATGTCATTCTCAAATAACACATTTGATATAATCGTTCGTGATTATTTCGATACAGATGCAAATCCGGTAGTTTTAGAAAAATTCACAAACTGTACTATGAGTCCAGGTGAGAATGGTTACGTGGCTAAGAAAGTTGGTACTTCTAACGGTGAGTTTGAACTTAAGTCAAGATTCATAATGTTAGACATGGATGAAGATGCTCCTGTAGATGCACTACCATGTGGATTTGAAGGTTATGTGATGAGAGAATACTCAGGGGCAAGGAGTCCTTTTGTTGAATATAAAACAAAATATAACACACCAGGTGAAGTTATTTATAACCCACCATTCGGTACAACCGCAGGAAGTAGTAATGCTACGAGAAGTTCAGGTGATAAAGTGAGAAAAACTTATTTAGGTATTTCTAATACTGTTGGAATTGACCCAGACTTCTTTAACTATGGTGGTAAACAAAACCCATCTAACTTAGGAACGGCAACTGAAAGTAGTGATTGGTCTTACCTCACAAAAGGTTTCCATATGGATTCAGGAGCAACTGTTGTTACAATTTCTGGTCAATATATTAGTTCAGGTACGTCATCGTTTGATGTCGGTGTCGCGGATTTCACAAGTGAACCAACATCCCAAACTAATCCTTACTATAAATTAAATGCGCGTAAATTCACTTTATTAGCTAAAGGTGGTTTTGACGGATGGGATGTTTACAGAGAATTCCGTTCTAATCAAGACTCGTTTAGATTAGGTGGTACAGGTTACTTATTAGGTGCTACACCTTCACCTACATTCCCAACTGCAACAGGATGGGGACAGTTTAAACAAATTACAGTAGGTGAAGATTCAACTGATTGGGCAAATACTGATTACTACGCTTACTTAATGGGTCAGAAAACTTTTGAAAACCCTGAAGCGGTAAACATTAATATTTTTGTAACACCAGGTATTGATTATACTAATCATTCAAACTTAGTTGAGGATGCGATTGATATGATTGAAACAGATAGAGCTGATTCTATCTACATCTGTACAACACCTGATTATAATATGTTTGTACCTAACACATCGTCATTTGATACGGACTTTATCTATCCTGATGAAGCGGTTGACAATTTAGAGGAATCAGATATTGATTCTAACTACACTGCAACTTATTACCCATGGATTTTAACAAGAGATGGTGTAAATAACACACAAGTTTATATTCCACCAACATCTGAGGTAGTTAAAAACTTGGCGTTAACGGATAACGTAGCTTTCCCTTGGTTCGCAACTGCGGGTTACACAAGAGGTTTAGTTAATTCTGTTAAAGCACGTAAGAAGTTGACACAAGAAGATAGAGATACACTATATCAAGGTAGATTAAACCCAATTGCAACCTTCTCTGATGTCGGTACCGTAATTTGGGGTAATAAAACTCTACAACTTAGAGAATCTGCACTTGATAGAATTAACGTAAGAAGATTATTGTTACAAGCACGTAAATTGATTTCTGCGGTGGCGGTAAGATTATTGTTCGAACAGAATGATGACCAAGTAAGACAAGACTTCTTAGATGCGGTTAATCCAATCTTAGACTCAATTAGAAGAGATAGAGGTCTTATTGACTTCCGTGTGGTTGTAGAAAACACACCTGAAGATTTGGATAATAACACGTTAACGGGTAAGATTTACCTTAAACCAACGAGAGCACTTGAATTCATCGATATTGAATTCTTGATAACTCCAACAGGAGCATCTTTCGAAGATATCTAATTCGGTATATTTATATTAATATGGGGACTACATAGTGGTCCCCATTAGCCTTAATTAAACGTTTAAATAAATTAAAGAAATGGAATTTAAAAAGCACATGTTAACAGAACACCTCAATGTGAAAGATAATGGGGTCAAGACTTTTTCAGAAAAACCACAAAATGTAATTATATCTGAAGAACAACTTGAAAGACTAATCGAAAAATTAAACAACAAGAAATGATATTTCGTAAAATATTAAAAGAGTATATCGAAGAAAAAGAACTCAAAGAGGGTTTTGATGATGTCGGTAACCCTAATTTAAAGTATTATGCTTTCGATTGGGACGACAACATACTTTATATGCCAACACAAATTATTGTGTTGAATGATGAAGGTAAAGAAATCGGTATGTCTACTGAAGATTTTGCAGAATATAGAGGAATATTGGGTAAAGAACCTTTTAACTATAACGGTGAAACTATTGTTGGTTATGCTGAAGACCCGTATAGAAACTTCACTGTAAAGGGTGATTCACAATTTATAGTTGATTCTATGGTTGCTGATGTTGGTCCATCATGGGAAGATTTTGTTGAAGCGGTAAATGGAGGGTCTATATTCTCAATTATCACTGCACGTGGACACACACCCTCAGTATTAAGAGATGCGGTCTATAATATGATTATGACGAACCACAAGGGTATAAGTAAGGAAGAGTTAATAGGTAATCTTAAAAGATTTCGTGAATTTGCTGGTGAAGAAGAAATGACCAGTGAAGATATGATTGAAAAATACTTAGATATGTTGAAGTTCCACCCTGTGACATATGGTGAAGGTAGTGCTGCGAATCCTGAGGAGGGTAAGATAAAGGCATTAAGAGGATTTATCTCATATGTGAAAGAAATGTCATCAAAACTTAATCAAAGAGCTTTTTTCAAAAATGATGTAAAAAATAACTTTGTACCAATGATTGGATTTTCAGATGATGACCCAGGAAATATTGATTCTATTAAAGATTTTCTAGATAAAGAATATAAAGATGAAAAACCAGTTAAAACTTATTTAACTAAAGGAGGAGATAAAATAGAAGTATAAAATTTTCTAGATATTTTTATATATTATGGAAAATTAAGATTAAAAGTAAATAGAAAAAATTTTAAGACTTCAACTATTTATAAGTAATAAACTAAAAAACAATTAAAATTAAAATACAATGGCTGATTTATTAATGAAAATGCCGGTACCTTACGAACCAAAAAGAAAGAACAGGTTTATAATGACTTTCGATTCGTCGTTAGGTATCAACTCTTGGTACGTAGAGTCAACTTCACGTCCACAAGTATCAATTAACCCTGTTGAGGTTCCTTTTTTAAATACTTCAACATATGTGGCAGGTAGGTTCACATGGAGTACACTTAATGTGACATTCCGTGACCCAATCGGTCCTTCTGCTTCACAAGCATTAATGGAGTGGGTTCGTTTACACGCAGAATCTGTAACTGGTCGTATGGGATACGCAGCAGGATATAAAAAGAATATCAACTTAGAAATGTTAGACCCAACAGGTGTCGCTGTCGAAAAGTGGATATTACAAGGAACATTCTTAACTGATGTAAACTTTGATTCGTTAGGTTACTCTGACGATGGTATTGCAACTATTACAGCGACATTACGTCCTGATAGATGTGTTTTAGTTTATTAAGAAATACTATTTACGTTAAAATCAGTTCAACTATAATTAAACCATAGAAGGGAAACTTTCTATGGTTTTTTAATTCACAAAATATGGATACATCAGCACAATACGGACAACAAGACTTTAACCTACCACATGACGTGGTTGAGTTACCTTCTAAAGGTAAATTTTATGTAAATGGTAAATCATCAATTAAAGTTGGTTATTTAACTGCGTCTGATGAAAACACCTTATTAGGTGGTCAAAGGCAAAATGACAATGTAATTATGACTCTTTTGAGGAATAAAATATACGAGCCAAATTTTGACCCAATGGAACTACTTGAATGTGATGTTGAAGCGATTTTAATATTTCTAAGAAACACTTCATTTGGTAGTAGCTATACCTTTAATTTAAAAGACCCAAAAACACTTAAAGACTTTGAAAGTACAATCACCTTAGACGAGATTTCAGTTAAGGTAGCAACTATCGAACCAAACTCAGAAGGTCTTTTTGAAATAATGTTACCCGTTTCTAAAAAAATGGTAAAATGTAGATTATTAAATCAAAGAGATACTCAAGAACTTCAAAAAATGATGGAATCATATCCTGATAGTGTTGTTACTCCAGTGGTAACAAAACGTCTTGAAAGAACTATTGTTGAATTTGACGGGTCAAAAGACCTTTCAGAAATTTCATCAATAATATCTAATTTACCAATCGCAGATTCTAAACATATTAAAAAAACAATGGAAGGAGCGGAGCCAAGATTAGACTTGACACGCGTCTTTAACGCCCCGTCAGGAGAAAAGGTTACTACTCGTATAGCCTTCGGGGGTGAGTTTTTTCGTCCTTTCTTCTGATTACAGGCAAGCTATGCTCGATGAGATTTACTATTCCGTTAAGGAATTAGGTTTCTCATACTCAGACGTGCTCAAAATGCCCACTTTTGAAAGAAAGTATTTTATTAATAAATTCATATCTGATATGGAAAACTTAAATGAAAAACGTAGACAAAAGTCTTGATAAGGTATTTATAATAAAAGTAATTTAAATGTTTTTACAAGACACAGGTGGACCATCAGATTTAAAAGGAGCATTTAGTAGTGCCGCTCAGGCCTATACTCAGTTACAATCAGCAATTTTAGAATTCGATAAAGTTGCTAAATCAGTTTCCGCCGATATCTTCGGTCAAGGTGCAGATTCCGCGAAGGAGATGAGAAAAGAAATTGCACAGGCGGTGGGTAATATGGCTAAATTAGGTGTTACTGCGTCTGAGGTTGGTTCTGTCTACGCTTCAATTACTACTTCATTACAAAGAAATGTTTATCTAACTAATGAACAACTTGAAAATTTTGTAGCAATTCAAAAAGCCGCGAATCTTACTAGTGAAGATATGGGTTCCTTAGTTGAGGGTTTTGACTCGATAGGTGTTGGGCCGACTCAAGCCGCTAAACAAATAGAGTTATCACGTAAAAGGGCAGCGTCTTTAGGTCTTAATACAGGACAATTCTTAAAAACTGTTGGTGATAATGTAAAACTTATCAACTCTTATAATTTTAGAAATGGTGTAGAAGGATTTACTAATATGGTTGCTCGTTCTCAGGCATTAAGAATTAACATGGCGGATGTAACTAGTTTGGCGGGTAAACTACTCGACCCTTCTGAGGCAATCAATCTAGCAGCTGAGTTCCAAATGTTAGGTGGTGCTGTTGGTGCTTTAGCAGACCCATTTCAGTTAATGAACATGGCTCAGAATGATATCGATGGTCTCCAAGAATCGATTATTGACGCTGCGAGTGCTGCGGTATCATTTAATTCAGAAACAGGTAGTTTTGCAATTTCAGCGACTGAGATGAGAAGATTAAGGGCTCAGGCAAGTGCTCTTGGTATGGACTATGAAGAATTAGCTAATACTGCAGTGAAATCTGCACAAAAACAGGAGGCACTATCACAATTAGATTTTAGTAGTAACTATGATGACGATACTAAAGAATTTTTATCAAATATTGGTCAGTTTGAGGGTGGTGAGTTAAAATTTAAAATACCTGGTCAAGAAGTGTTGAAGTCAGCAACCGACTTGACAACTGAAGAAATCGCTACATTAAAAGACAATTTTCAAAAAGGTCAGTTGAGTTCAAAAGAAGTTGCATTACAACAACTTACGGTTTTAGAACAAATAGAAACGACCCTTAAACAAGGTGCTAAAGGTATTACCGCCGGAGTTGCAGCAACTAATGAATTTGATAAGTTAGAAAATAGATTAAGCGGCACCGCCAAGACAATTAGTGCGACTATCGAGAAATCTTTATCACCTGAAAACGTACAAAAAGCATTTGAAGTAACAGACGACGTCTTCAAAGACGCCGCACGTATTTTTAGTAACGCTTTTACCACGTATGCAGATGAAGGGGCAATAGGTCTTGGTAAATCAATTGCTACTGGATTTAATGATTTTCTTCAAGATTTAAGTTTACCAAGTGTACCACTTCCAACATATACATTACCTTCTTTTAGTTCGTCATCAGGAAGTACTCAAAACACCCCAAGACCTGCAAGTAATACTAATGTACCAATAAATCCTAATACCTCATCGAGTAATACTATGGGTACTATGAGTAACCCTACACCACTAAGTTTATCACCTGTTAATATTGCGGAAATAACAACGAATACTCCGATGAAGGTTGAAACTGCTATACAAAGACATGAGGACCTAAATGTAAATCATACAGGAACCATACAGTTACAGGGTGGTGGAATGACAATACAATCATTACAAACAGACCCAACAGCTTTGTCAAACTTAACTAATATGATACAACAAGAAATTGCTAGACAAGGAACGACTTATTAATTATAAAATAAGTAATTCGTCTATTTATATAGTAAACTAAAATAGATGCCAAGTCCATTATCATTTAATTCTACAGAAAACTTCAGAAAAAAACTGTTGGTCAAAAACTTACCACCTTTTAACAGTGACGGTTTTGCCCCTTCTACAAACCCTGGACAGTCTGAATTGATACTTTCAAATTATGCCGTTGTTGATAGTGCTGAGGTTGAAGACATTGGTGACGTTGAAGAAGTAAAATTATTTTTACAGAATCAATATGGACCAGCAGGGGGATATGATAATAGGTATAGTGTACAAGATGTACAACAGTTAATCACTGATAGGGACACTTATTTTAAGTTTGTTTCATCAACATATACAAGCGCTGATATACTATTTAATAAAGACCCACAGGGAACTAATGGTTCGTTAACACAAGATTCTGCAATGATTCAGATTGGTGCAAAATCATTGAAAGATGAATTTCAGTACCGTGTTGATGAGGAGATTAGACAGGAGACATTAGGTCGAGCAAACTTCCTTAATGCATTAAAAGACCCTTTCATCGCTGCAGATATTTTAACTGGACGACAAGAGTTAATAGAGCCTGATTGGGTAATATCCTCACCAACAAACATAGTTGGGAAGGGATTAGATTTTATAAGTAGAATTACTGGTGTTTATGTTCCTTTTTCATGGATACCTGGTGATTATTTTGGTGGTAAAAAAGTATACTCAAACATTGCGGTAAACAAAATTTCTAATTTATTTGGTGGTGGTAAACTGCTACCTGAGAGAAAAAGTGGTTCCGATATATTCCTAAATAATACTGGTGGTGGTCAGACATCAACAATGTTTAAATCACTTGAGTATAATAGATTTAGACCTGACTATAAAGCAAACTTTATTTCTGACCTTAATTTAAGTGCACCTAACGGTAACTACTATGTCGGTAAACGAACTCAGGACCCTAACGATATAATTTCTCCACCTGATGAGTTACCTGTTAATATGGATGGTGAGAGAGTTCAAACGGCAGTTAGAGGTTATGGAGAATTGGCTAAACTATATGAAGGTGAACAAAATTTTAAATTTGGATTAAACACAGTTGAGCCAGGGGATAACCCCGATATCCAAGGCGGATTCACATGGGTATCACCAAAAAGTAGTGGAGCTGCGGGTAAAAAAGTTGGTGTAGGTGGTGATATCAAGTCAGGAGATGCTGGATTTGGACCTATTAGTTCACAATTTACATCATCATCTTCAAGTAGTTATAAATTAACTGAAGGGTCAATACTTGATGATACACAGAGATTAGTTGATTCTGCGGATGGACTACAGGGTCAAGCACGTTTAAGTCACGTTGGAACCGCAATTAATCAAGTATCTAAAGTATTTTTTGACGGGACCCGTGAGATAACTAAGGGTTCAAGAGTTAAAAGATATGTTAATGAAAATGGTGCGTTTGTTGGTGAGGAATATTGTCGTGTATTCACAAAAGACACACCATACTATACAATGGCGGACTTACAAAAAAGGGATGGTAACATACGTAAATTTACCAATTCTGTTTTGGATAATACATATAATTTAAATATTGCACCACAAAAATCAGGAGGAATACCAACAAATTTTGGGGTAAATGATAAAGGTGAAAACATGACTAAATATATGTTATCACTTGAGAACCTTGCTTGGAGAACGTCAAATATGACTCAAGATTTAGCTGAGTGTGAGAAAGGACCTAATGGTGGACGTGTAATGTGGTTCCCCCCTTATGATTTAAGAGTTGATGAGAGCGTGTCTGCAAGTTGGACAACTAATGATTTTTTAGGTAGACCTGAACCGATATATACATACTCAAATACCCAAAGACAGGGTTCATTAAGTTTTAAAATAATAGTTGACCATCCATCGGTATTAAATACGTTAGTTGATAAGGAATTAGCAAATGTGACACCCGACTCTGAGGTTACTAAGATTGTAGATAGTTTCTTTTCTGGATGTAAAACTTTAGATATCTATGAATTGGCTCGAAAGTATGGTCAGTTAAGTTTTAACGACATATATGAGGTTGTTAGTAAAACTAATAATCCTGATGTTTTTAGAGAAGTTGTTAAGGAAATACCTAAACAAAACCCTGAACCTGATAATGTCGAAACAGAAACGACACAAAAACCAAATTTCAATCAATTTGAAGGTGTAAATTTATATTTTGATAATGATAAGCCAGATTCAAGGTCTAGAGGGACAACTTCATCAGTTAATTATGATGTAACTTATAATAATTATATTGCGAAAAAAAGTGATTATTTAACAAAAGCCAAAACAATTAATGAAGAACAACAGGTTGAAACATTTTTTGAAAATAATATTGAGAAAGGTAAGAATGAACTTGATAGTTTAATTGATAAGTTAGTTGACGCGGCGACCAATAAATTTGGTGTTAATATTTTATTAACGGGTTCCGCCTCTTCACCTAACGATGAAAGTTATAATATTAACCTATCTAAAAGAAGGGTTGATTCAGTTAAAAAACAAATTTTAAATGACCCTAGAATTAAAAAAGTTAACGAAAAAGGATATATTGGTATTCAGAGTTCCTTTAGTGGTGAATCAATAACTATTGGTGGTACAGATTGTTCGCAGGAAATAACTAACAAAGTTGCTAAAATATATTCAACACAAGCCATGAAATGTCGTAGAACGACAATAAAATCGATTAATATTATTTCACCACCTGTAGAGGAAACACCACCCGTTGAGGAAGAAACTACAAGTGTTAGTGTTGGTGATGATAAGGTCGCAGTGATTGAAAAAGGAAAAGGGGCGCCAAGAACAACGAGTGAGGTTTCATTAAGAGAGGGAATAACTAAAAAGGTGTTAAGAAAGTTATTATCAGAATGTGATTATTTTGAGAGCGTTGCTGAGGACACATCTTTCTTATATCAAGGTATAAAAGAAAAGATTAAATATTTTAATCCTACATTCCATTCAATGACACCTGAAGGGTTAAACAGTAGATTAACGTTCTTACAACAATGTATGAGACCAGGTGAGACTATACCGACTATTGGTCCTGATGGTCAACCTTTAGAAAACAATGCGTTAAATACTTCATTTGGTTCACCACCAATATGTATTTTAAGGGTTGGGGATTTCTTTCATACTAAAATTGCTATAAATCAGATGAGTATAAGGTACGAGCCTTTGACATTAGATATAAACCCTGAAGGTATTGGTGTTCAACCAATGATTGCCGATGTTAGTTTATCATTCTACTTTATTGGTGGACATGGATTAAAGGGTCCTGTAGCACGATTACAAAATGCGTTGTCGTTTAACTATTACGCTAATACTGAAATGTATGATGAAAGGGCAGTAGCAACAGAAGACACAACTAAGATTGATTTAGAAACTATTGAAGCGTTAGGACCTGAGGTGCCATTTAGTATTGATGATATTAGTGATTTAGATACTAAAGATGGTGGTAGTACGATTGGTGAAATTACGAGTAAAGAGATATCCAATAGTGGGACATCAATTAGTGGGGTAATCAACTATAAAACAATAATGGATGATTTAATAGTTAAGTATGAAACATATAGGGACTCGATAGGTCCATCACTACAAAGTGTTGCTGAAAACTATGGGGAAATCGGTTTAAGATTATTCACTAAAGATAGAAATTTAATTGAAGGTAATATTGCTTCGGTGGCGTATGTTGCAAATGGTAATACTAAATTGTTTGGTAAGTCAGAAAAGATTACAGAAAAAGTAAGTTACCAATTTGAACAATCATTAATTGATGTTGATAATGATAAACATCCATTGCAGTTTGCTAATAAAACACAAACTTTTAGTGAGGTTAATGATTTTAAAAGAAAAGATGTTAGAAAATATAACAATAAACTAAAACAGATAATTAATTCAAAAATTAATAATTTTGAATCTGAAATGGTTACAAACCTTCAGACATTAACAAAATATGAAACCGATTTAACGAGAGTTATTGATAAGATGAATGTTATTAATGAAGAAATTGATGGTTTTATTCAAGGTGGTAATACCGTGGTGTATGACTTAACAGCAACTACTGAGGTTTATAGTTCAAACTATGCTAACACCTTAGATGAGTTAAATGGGGATTTAGTTATAATACAAGATAAATTAAATGAGTTAGATACTATTACTAAAACTAAAGTTTATAATGTTAATAATAATGGGTTTGAAATTTTGTCACTTGAAAATACAAACACTACTTACCAAAAAGATTTGAGTATGACAATAATGGTTTCAGATTTTTCAGACGCAGAATTTAAAAGATTTTACTTAACTTTTTATCGATATATGTTAGATAATAGTAATAACTTAATTGATGAGTTAACAAAATTTGTTAAAGAGAACAAGTTTAAAAACACAGAGATATGGGTGAAATCAATTACAGATAACATAAACAATCTTTTATCGGATTTTAAAAAGGGTGAAACACAAATTAAAAAATTATTTGAAGCTTACGAAAATGAGACTAAATTAAAAAGTGAATTTAATGACATACCATATACTAAGGGTAAAATAAGAGAATTTACATTTACTAATAATCCATCACCATCAGCTTTAGATAAAGATTTAATTGATATATTATACACAGGTGGTAATGAAGGTGACCCAACAAAATGGAATAATAAAGTAAAACTACAATAATGAGATACTACGATAGATATCAAAAGTTTTTATTAAATGGACAACAAACTGTGGTCCCAAATATAGTTTTGCCTTCAAAAACTACAGATAAGAGGTATGTTTATAAAGCAGATGTGAGTAGATTAGATAAAATTAGTTTTGAATTTTACCAAACACCTTATTTTGGTTGGTTAATACAAATGGCTAATCCTCAATATGGTAGTTTAGAAAAAGACATACCTGATGGGTCTGTTTTGATTGTTCCATTTCCATTGGTACAGTCTTTACAGGATTATAAAAATGCTTTAGACACACATTTCTATTACTATGGCCGTTAATAAAAATTTCAGAAGTTTCTATGGAGGTGAGAAGATTGCCTTTGACCAGTTTGATAATATCGTGTTAGTCGACCCAAATAAGGTTGTTGATTCAGATGGTAAACAAATTGAAAGGTTGGTTGACCACGAAAATTTGGTTATGTACGCTAACTTAGAAGCTAGAATGATTCCAAGAACAAAATTAGCATTAGGTGAAAATACTGACCAAATGTCCAAAAATCTTAAGATTGCTAATTTTGGTGGTAATGAAGACGGTAAAATCAACTTTCTAAAACCACAAGGTAAGAGTTATTTAGATACTTCATATACTGACCAATTAACGGGACAAGACTCGTTGAATGGTAAAGGAATTAATCAAACACAAATTACTGAAGAGGGTACTGTTGTTAATAACTCTAAAGATACTCAACTTTTAGGTATTACAAGTATCAATATTAAAAATAATAGTTCATACATACCACAGGTAGATATTGAAATGGTGGATGTCCAAGGAAGAACATTATTTGAGTTAGGTGAAAAATCACCATATTCCGCATTTTTACAATTACCATACCCATTATTCTTTCTAACGGTTAAAGGATACTACGGTAAAGCTGTCAAATATGAGTTAATGATGAAAAGTTTTAACGCTCGATTTGACCCCACAGATGGTAATTATAAAGTTTCAGTTTCATTTATTGGTCGTACTGCCGCAATACTTTCAGATTTATCTTTAGGTGCACTATTTGCGTTACCTCATATGTATGAAACGAATTTATTAATTGATAGTAATGAAGACCCTTCTGATTATAATGGAGATTTAAGTTCATTAGAAAGTCAGTTAAATGTTCAAGGACTAATAGAAATGGCTGCGGGTAATAATGATGTTCAAACAACACCTGTTACAGTAACCAGAGGTAGTAAGGTTATTAATGATGTGTATTCTACATATATATCTAAGGGACTAATAGACCCCTCAATACCAAGGTTAAATCTATCTGCACTTGCTTCGAGACTAAATGGTTTAGAAGAGTATGTAAGACAACAATTTAGTAAGGAGGATTTATCGGTATTAAATGATATTGAATTATATAGAAAAACTTTAAATCAATATAGAGAGTATATTACACTTTTTAGGTCTAAAAGATGGCCTTTTGAAAATTTAGATGTAGGTAAAACTTTTGTTGATAATGAAGGTAATTTATATTATGGGTTAAAAAAGGGGGTTGACGGGTTACAAGGTCAAGAGTCTGCTCAAGCATTATTAGACGCCAAAATTAATGAATATAATAATAAGTTGACTACTAATGCTACTTTTGGTGACGAAGGTACCTATAGTATTTTAGGTAAAGAACAATCTTCAAACATACCTGTAACTATATCTAGTAGTGACCTTATGTTTGATTTAGAATATGATGATTTAAATCTTGAAAAGACTTATGAGTTACAAAAAAGGGCGACACCCACAGAAATTGAATTGACTAAATTTTCTGCGGAGACACTTAGTTATTTTGAAATTAAAGACAAATATTACAACAAAGACTTAACGGTAGATGAAGAATTGAGTTCTAAATTTTATGGTTTTGGTCAGGTAAGTGGCTCTCAAAAGACATTACCTGGTTCATTTTTAAATAAGTTAGATAAAATTGAAAGAATATATACCGATAAAGCCGAGTCTATACAGAAAGAGTTATCAACCGCATTGGCACAAAAAATTGAAAGTCCTGATGGGGGGTTAGGGTTTAAGCCGACAATTAGAAATGTTATGGGTATGTTGATGGCAAATGTTGATGCGTTTTATAGGTTAATGGATGAGGTACATAGAGATGCGTGGAACGTTAAAGCGGACCCAATTAGACAAAATGTTATTATTAGTGAGTCAACTGCTAATGGTGTTGATTCAAAGGATAGTGTTCTATCAACTAACGATGGTGAAAAAATTATATACCCATGGCCACAATATTTCGAAACAGAATCTGACGAAGACGGTAATGAGAAATATGTCGTAAAATATGTTGGTGACCCAAAAGTTGAGTCTAGAACTAAAGCGTATTTGTATGACAAGTGGCCTGAAGTAGAATTCATTGAAGAATTTATAAAAGGTAAACTACAAAGAAAAGAGGAACAAAGAAGTGCTAATTTCACAAATGAAAAAAAAGAAATTAAAACCATACCAGTAAATGCGACGGAGTTCCCTTATGATAACCCACCTTATATCAACTTAAGTGAAGTAAATTTCTTATATGAATTATGGGAAAGGACGTTACTATCATCAAACTACAGTAAAATATATAGAGAAAAAAACTCGTCACAGAATTTATTTCAGGTGACCGCAGATTTCGAAACGTTAACAATAAAAAACTCAATTAAAAGTGACCCATATCTTAAGATGAAACTTAAGAAACTTGGAATAAACTCGTCAAACTTTGAAAATGTTCTATCTCATATTTCTAATAACGGTACTGGTGAGTTATGGAATACTTATTTAGCCGATGTTTTCGTAACACCATATATTAGGGGTTATAATGAAAAATATTATGGTTTATATGATTTATTAACTTATGAGTCAGACTCACCTGTGATTGACGTTTCAGATGAGAGTCAACAAAAAATGAACGACTTTTTAAAGTCGTCATCAGATACTGACGCTATAAGTTTTACGGATGTTTATCCTCTAACAGACCTAACTTGGTTAAGAAAAAACATATCTAAAGGTGGTGGTGTAACAAGTGTTAATGGTGCTAATTCAACAATTAATTCCATGTACTTTTCAAATAGTAAAATGACAATAACATCATTTAATGAGAATAGATTATTTGGTGATTTTGCTGACACCCCTAGTTTGAACCGTTCGTGGGTGAACAATACAGACGCGACTATACGTATACCTGGTTACTCTTCAATTAAGACTAAGTTTGATAAAACAATCACAAATAATGATTATTTTGCTACGGAAGGAAAAATAGATTACGGAAATAATTATTCAGGTTTCACGTCTAGATATCAAACAACCTCTTTATTGAATAGTCCATATTTTATAAACTCACTAAGTGAGTCTGTCGAAAACAGAAAAAATAATGTGGATAATCCATATGTTACAATGGGTTATATGTATTTAAATTCATTACCACTTCAGACGTTAAAAGAAAAGATGAACCATGGTATTGATGGTAAATCTAATGATTATAATTTTGCAATTTATAATAAGTTCGGTGCACTACACAAGATGCCGTACGCATGGGTTGTTAAATACGGTTCAATATGGCATAGGTATAAAAAATACATTAATGAAAACGTGGATATATTAGATAGTGTTTGGGGTAGTGTTAATGAAGACGATTTATACGACCCTTTTAGTGTCACACCATCAAAGACAAAGACATATACGTTCCCAAACTATGGTGGAAGTGGTAATACGACATACAGTATGAACCCATCACTAATATCAATACCGCCTTTATTTACCTTTAATTTTAACACATCTAACGTTGGGTTTTACCCTAAATTAGTTAATGATGTTAATTATTTATTTGGTTATGATGAGTTTATTAGTGGTACGACCCAGTCAGACTTTGATAATTATTTTAGTGGTAATACACAATTTGATGGTAATGGTTTAAAGGTTGCGAGTAATTCAGATTCCATTATTAATATGTCTTCAGGAAACACTACGTATAGTGTGTCCTCATATTATGCTTTTTACGATAAACCTAAAACCTATGATAATACTAATAATACAGAAAAGTTATTATGTTATCCTTCTGCGGGTGGTGGTAATTTTAATCAGTATGAGTTTGAAATATGTAAAACTCCTGGTATATATGAGGGGGAACCGTTAAGACAATCGTTATATGATGGTTCAATAAAAACTCTTTGGGGTGGTTCACACTATGGATATTTTGATACCACTTTAATAAAAAAACCCACATATAGACAATATATAAAAACTATTGATAATACAACTAACAACCAAACAGCATTTAGTTTAGAGTCGGTATCTGAATACTCATCAATCGATGAAATACTTGCGGTGTTTAATGAGGGTATTATGGATATGTTTGAGACTGAATTTTTAGAGTTCTGTAAAGACCCTGTTCGTGATAATATACCCGCTGAAGATATTCTTAAACCAAATTTAATGACAAGTTTAAATGGTTTGTTTTTTATTAATAGACCAACATTGACAGGTCAATCTGATTTAGACGGACAAATAATTGCCAATCAACAAATGATTAGTTTAAGGAATACTGTTCAAAATTTATTATCAGAAACTTTTATTTTTAAACAGGGTAATCCTTCTAATTTTAATAGACGTGTTTGGTACTCATTCACTGATGATACAAAATATCAAACTCAGAATCAAAAAATTAATTTTGGTAACTATATTAATGACTCACTACCCACTGCAAGTAATTTAACAACAATAGCTATTAGTGAATCACAATACCCCGATGCGTGGAACGCCCTAAGATTAGTGGTCGGTGTGTATGATGAGGATAGAATGAAGTATAGTGATAGTGGTTCAACAATTACAGATTTCTTTGTTGAAATGGATATTCTATTTAGTGAAAATAATGTTAGACAATTGGGTCCAATCATACAAATTTACGCCACTCAAAAATATCAAGACCCAACAATGACAAGTACTAAGTTTATGTCGCTGTTTAATCAATATTTGACATTGATGGATAATTCACAAAAGAAGGTACAAAACAATTTATTTACCAAACTAAATAAAGACTTACCTAAAATTACTGAAGAGACTGAACAGATTAAAACATCTATGTCGGGAGAGGTGGCTAAGTTAGAGTTGTATGAATTCTTTAAAACATTAAATGATAAATGGATTGCAGGGGGTGACTTTCAAAATAGAACATTATTTGAGGAATTTTTATTTTTAGATAGGGCGAACAGAGATATTGGTGATAAGCTTATTGTGGATGTTAGTACACTAACAGGGTTTATTAATGATAAGTCAGGTTCTAATTCTATTTACACATTGATAGGTCATTTATTTAAGGGTAATAACCTATTATTTATGGCGTTACCATCCTATACGAATTTTTATGGTGTTAATGAACCATCTAAAAACGCGAAACCTGAAGAAGGTTTTGAAAACTCAGCGTCCGACGTATTTGGTACGTTCTTAGAGGTTGACGATAATAAAAGTAGACCTCGGTTTTTATGTTTATACACAGATAAAGTGTCAAAACATTTAAAACAAACAGAAAATATAGATTATAGGTTTGGTGATGATAGTTTTGATATGTACAAGGCACAGGTTCTTAGGGAAAATCAAACAAATAAAACAGATTATGCTTTCTCAAATAAAGTAGTTGGTTTCAATGTTGACTTTGGTGTGAGAAATCAAGGGATATTTAAATCCGTAAGTTTAGACCAATCACAATTTAAAGATACCTCAGAATCGTTCCGTATATTAACAGACATGGCGAATCAGAGTAAAGGTTCGAAAACATCTCAACAATCAACTTCATTATATAATATCTATAAAAATAGAAGTTATAATTGTCAGATTATGTCAATGGGTAATATGATGATACAGCCGACAATGTATTTTAACCTAAGATACGTACCAATGTTCACAGGTCCGTATTGGATTACAGATGTGTCTCACAGTATTAGTCCTGGTAATTTTATCACTACATTTAGTGGTGTTAGAATTTCTAAATATTCATTCCCGAGTATTACCGAACTAACAATGAGTGTTAATATTGATTTACTAAAGAGAATTAATAAATCATATAAAAAACCTAAAGAAGTAAAACCAACAAATGAAACACCTTCTACAACACCAACATTACAGAATGGGTCTTCAAACTCTAATGGTGTTAGTACTAACTCTACTAATGGTTCAAGTGTGGGTTCAAGTAATTGTTCGCCAGTAAGTGCTTACCAAGGTTTAGATTTCATAACTAAACAAAACACACAGTATTCTTATAATGATATTATAACGTATGTTAATACTAAAACTACTAATTTTGATGTTAAAAGATTAACAATTGGTACTGTTTGGAGAGAACAAGGTTATAAAAATGGCTATGTTAAAGGAATTAATAATAACTACGTTGGGTTAACTACTGATAGTGGTCGGTGGTCAGGTTTAGATAATGATAAAGTTAGTGGACAATTTTGTGTATCATCAACATCTGACGGTAGGGCTAGAAGTTACTTTTCATTCAGTGACCCTAACGGGTCTTTTGACCCATTATTGGTTAGATATAATAGTAACTCAGTACGTACTCAACTGACAGACTATATAGGTTCTGACTTTAGTGAAGATAATTATGCTGTTGCGTATTCTAAGGTATATATTAGAAATTGGTTTAGAAGAATTAATACTGATAATGAACTTAATGATATATTAAATAACCCTACCACTGACGATGAAAAATTAATAAAAAAGACGTATGATAATTCAATCCCAATATTTAAACAGGCCTTTAGATGGTCTAAAAATAACGGATTGTAAGAAAAACGATAATAAACGTATATTTATATATAAAAGTAATATTATGAATGTTAAATCATTATTAGACCAGTATTTGTCAAAAGACACTAGAATTACTGAAAAAGATGCCGGAAATGGTTACAAAGAGGTTTGTGACTTAGACACAGGTGATTGTTATACAGTTAGTATGAGAGACGGACTTATTGAGCGAGTTGATAATACTAGACAAGTTAATAGAACCTTAAAGGTCGAAACACCTCATGGTGTTAAGACATTACTTAATGGTTAAAATAAAAAATTATGTCAATAGATAAAAAAATACTTGAGGAACTTAATAGACACAATACTATTAATCGTTACCTTATTGAACAAGAAGAACCCACAGACACAGCTGATGAAGCTGGTGATGATTTGGAGTTAGATATGGATGTCGAAGGTGGTGCTGAAGAAATTGCAGAACCAGTTGATGTTGATACTGACCCTGAAGTTGAAAAAATTGACGACGAAGGAAATGTTGAGTCTGATAAAGACATGGGTGGGGACACTGAAGAGTTAGATATAACTGATTTAGTGAATACACAGAACAAGATATCAGATAAACAAGACGAGTATATGGATACAATGTTCGAGAAGTTATCTGATTTAGAAAGTAAACTTTCTCAGATGGACCAAATTTTCACTAAGATTAATGATATTGAAACTAAAGTCGAGAAGTATCGTCAAAAATCACCTGAGGAGAAACTACAACTAAGAAGTTTAGATAGCTATCCTTATAATCAAAAGTTAACCGATTTCTTTGCAGATAAAGAAGATGATATGGAAAAAACGGGTAAGAATGAATATATTTTAACTTCTGATGAGGTTGAGAATTATTCTGATTCCGACATTCGTAAATCATTCAACGGTCCAACAGAATAAAATTAATCATTTGACTTAATTAAATTTTACAACTATAATAAAGACCACTCAAATAGAGTGGTTTTTTTTGTTTATAGAGTTTGACTTTATTGACATAATTACTATCTTTATTATTGAGTTTAAGAAAAAACAATTAACAGAGTAAAAAAGAAAAATTATGGCAAATGCATTAGATGCTGTGTTATCGCAGTATGAAAAGAACACCCAAAACACGGGTGGAGGTAACAGAATCTCTCAAGAAGACAGATTAAAAAGATACTTTACAACGTATCTTCCAAAAGGAACTAAGTCAGGACAAAAGGTTATTCGTATCCTTCCAACACCAGACGGTTCATCACCATTCAAAGAAGTATGGTATCACGAAGTTCAAATCGACGGTAAATGGACTAAATTATTTGACCCAGGTAAAAATGACGGTGAGCGTTCACCACTTACTGAGGTTTACGAAGAATTGACGTCAACAGGTAAAGACTCAGATAAGGAATTGGCTCGTCAGTACCGTCCACGTAAATTCTACATCGTTAAGGTTATTGACCGTGAGAATGAAGACCACGGACCAAAGTTTTGGAGATTCAAAGATAATTACAAACAAGAGGGTATCTTGGATAAAATCATTCCAATTTGGAGACAAAAAGGTGATGTGACTGATGCTAACGAAGGTCGTGACTTGATTGTTGATTTGTCTAAGGCAAAAACACCTTCAGGAATTGAATATACAGTAGTTAAGACTATTATGTATGATGACCCAGCACCGATACACTCTGATAAGAGTCAGATGACGGAATGGGTTGAAGATGAGTTAACTTGGCAAGATGTTTACTCACAGAAACCTGTTGAGTATTTAGAGGCAATCGCAAGAGGTGAGACACCTGTTTGGGATACAGAACTTAAGAAATACGTATACGGTGACAATACTGAAACAACATTCGGAAGTAGTGTTACAACTGAGTCAACAACAGAAAAAACTGAGGACCCACAATCTAAAATGGATGTGGATGAGGACTTACCGTTTTAACTAAAACTAACATGATGGTACCGATATTGTCGGTACCATCTTTATCACTAAAAAAAATATGGCAATTAAAAAAACAGATTTCAGTTCTCTGAAGAAGAAGTATTCTACTTCTGCAAAATATAAACCACAAAGGTTCTTTGATTTGGGTGAAGCATTTTTAGATGCGGTTGGGGTACCAGGTCCGGCTATTGGTCATCTAAATATGTTCTTAGGTCATTCTGATACAGGCAAGACAACGGCACTTGTAAAGGCAGCTGTTGATGCACAAAATAAAGGAGTATTACCCGTATTCATTATAACTGAACAAAAGTGGTCATTTGACCATGCAAGAACAATGGGATTCGAATGTGATGAAGTTGTCGATGAAGAAACAGGTGAATTGGATTGGGATGGATTCTTCCTGTTCAATAACAACTTCGAGTACATCGAACAAATTACCGACTATATCAACGAACTATTAGATGCACAAGAAAAAGGTGAGTTAGAATATGACTTACTATTCTTGTGGGACTCTGTTGGTTCTGTCCCTTGTAAGATGACTTTTGATGGTAAGGGAGGTAAACAACACAATGCCGCAACATTAGCGGATAAGATTGGTATGGGTATCAACCAAAGAATTGCGGGTTCACGTAAGGCAACATCAAAATACGAAAACACTTTATTGATTGTTAATCAACCGTGGGTGGAATTACCTGACAACCCATTTGGTCAACCAAAGATTAAAGCTAAGGGTGGTGAGGCGATTTGGTTAAACTCATCTTTAGTGTTTTTATTTGGTAATCAGAAAAATGCGGGAACCAACAAGATTGCTGCGGTTAAAGACAAGAGAAAGGTTAAGTTTGCGGTAAGAACAAAAATATCGGTAATGAAAAACCATATCAATGGATTAGGTTATGAAGACGGTAAAATTATTGTAACACCTCATGGTTTCCTTGCTGGTAAGGAATCTACTGAAGAAAAGAAGTCTATTGAGCAATATAAAGGAGAACAAGCGGAATATTGGAAAAAAGTCATCGGTACCGATGGCGACTACAAATTGGAAGAAGTAAAAGAAGTCTAACCTATAATAAAGGTATTTTGACAAAAACATTATTAGTAGACGGAAATAACTTATTTAAAATTGGGTTTCACGGAGTAAGGGAATTCTACCATGAGGGTAACCATATTGGTGGTATTTTCCACTTTGTGAATACATTGAAAAAATTCTTAGTTGACCACAATTATGATAAAGTAATTGTATTTTGGGATGCTGAGAATAATTCTAATTCGAGAAGAGACATACTCGAACAATACAAAAGAAATAGAAAAAGAAGTCTTAACGAACAACAACAGATTTCATTTGAATGGCAGTTGTCGAGAGTTAAGAAGTATTTAGAAGAGATGTTCATTAGACAAGTATCCATAGATGGGTGTGAGTCTGATGACGCAATTGCTCACTATTGTAATATATCTCATGATGAATACAAAACTATATTTTCATCAGATAAGGACCTTACACAACTTATCTCAGACAAAGTAGAGGTTTACTCACCTAACCACAGAAGAGTCTATAAGGAAGGAGATAATATACCCCTTAAAGACATTTCAATACCACACTATAATATTACTACATTTAAAATCTTGTCAGGTGATAAGTCTGACAATATTGATGGTATTTATTTATTAGGGGAGAAAACATTTGTTAAGATATTTCCTGAGATATTGGACAATGTCATATCTGTTGACGATATTATACAACGTACTAAAGAATTACAATCGGAGGGAGATAATCGAAAGATTTTACAAAGTATCAAAGAAGGAAAAACTAAAAGAGGGGTTTTAGGAAAAGAATTCTTTGATATTAACAAAAAAGTTGTAGATTTGTCCTCACCAATGATAAGTAATGAAGGTATGGAAATGGTTGAACTCTACTACACGGAAGAGTTAGACCCTGAAGGAAGAGGATATCAGAATCTAATGAGAATGATGATGAGTGATGGAATCTTCAAATATTTACCCAAAAAAGACGATAATTGGGTAGAGTTTATAACACCTTTTATGAAACTAACAAGAAAAGAAAAAAAACGTTACAAAAACAAAATTTAAAAAAATGAAAGAAAAAAATGACGTAACAAAAATGGAGTTTGTAATGATGTTGAATGAGAACATAGTTGTTCAAAGATACTTCAACGTTAGAGGTTACAATCCTAAAGCAAGAAAGAGTATTGATGTACTTGAGTTTGTTAATGATTTTACGAGTGAATTAACCGACATTTTGAAAGATAGAACTAACATGTATTTGTTAGACCACTACAATCAAATTGCGTTGGACCCAGCAATCTTAGACACTTCAAATACAGATGGTGAAGAGAATTTTCACATTAAAATTAGGCTTGGTGATGAGACAATTTGTCATAGAGTATTTAACGGAAAATTATACCCACCTAAAATAAGATACACCGTAGACATACGTCCGCAACTAAAAAGTGTACTTAGGGGTCTAACGGATATTTTCTCATCTGAAAATTTAACTTACGAGTACATGGATTATAGCTTAGTATAACCATATTTATATTTTACCCTAAAGAAAATTAATTGATATGTCAAAAGAAAAAAACTTCGGTTACTTAGGTAACTCATTTCAAATACAACTTATAAACAACATCGTTATTGACAAGGATTTTGCCAATTCGATTGTTGATGTTATTGACCCGAAGTATTTTGATAATCAATATTTTAAAATCATAATGCAAATGATTAAGGAGTACTATAGTAAGTACGAACATACTCCAACATTTGCAACATTGGAACAACTTACGAAGAGTGAAATTAGTTCACCTATGGCTCAGAAGATGGTTTTTGACATGATAGAGAGTGTTAAAGAGTCACCTATTGAAGGTTCAGATTTCGTACAGGAAAAATCACTTAAATTCTGTAAACAACAAGAGTTACAGAAAGTAATGTCAAAGGCTCAGAAAATCATCGATAAGGGTGATTTCGAATCGTATGACCATTTAGAAGAAATGGTTAGAGAAGCGTTACAAGTTGGTGAAGTTGATACCGGAACGGCAGATGTGTTCTCAAATTTAGAGGTGGTTTTAGACGATGACTATCGTCACCCTATTCCGATGGGGGTACCAGGTATTGATAACCTAATGAAAGGTGGGTTAGCTAAGGGAGAAATCGGTGTTATATTGGCACCAACAGGTGTGGGTAAAACTACTTTCCTAACAAAGATGTCGAATCACGCATTTAACTTGGGTTACAATGTGTTACAGATTTTCTTTGAGGATAACCCGAAAATTATCCAACGTAAGCATTTCACACTATGGACTGGAATTGCACCTGATGATTTATCTAATCATAGGGATGACGTAATGGAGAAAGTTAGACAGATTAAGGAGAACACAAATAACTCTTTAACTTTGAAAAAACTACCTTCTGATACGATGACCATGAATCAGATAAAGAATCAAGTTAGGAAGATGATTGCTGAAGGAAATAAGATTGATATGATAGTTATAGATTATATTGATTGTATTACACCTGATAAAAATTTAGGTGATGAATGGAAGAGTGAGGGTTCAGTAATGAGAGCGTTTGAAGCGATGTGTCATGAATTGGACATTGTTGGATGGACAGCAACTCAAGGTAACCGTTCATCGATTTCTTCAGAAGTTGTAACAACAGACCAAATGGGTGGTTCTATTAAGAAGGCTCAAGTAGGTCACGTAATCATTTCTATTGCTAAATCATTACAACAGAAAGAAATGAACTTGGCAACTATCGCAATCACTAAGTCTCGTATCGGGAAAGATGGTGTTGTGTTTGAGAATTGTAAGTATGATAATGAAATGTTGGTAATTGATACTGAACAAAGTATGACATTCTTAGGTTTGGAAGAACAGAAAGAAGAAAAACAAAGGGATAGAATTAAGGAGCTCATGGAAAAGCGAAAGCAACGTGAGAATATTTAAAATAAAATATAAATAAACTAAAATAGAATTACTAGTATGAACAGTAAAGAAACTAATTATGTGATTAAAAGAAGCGGGGAGAAAGTAGAGTTTCAGTCCGAAAAAATAAAATATGCGGTATTAAAAGCAATGAAGAGTGTCGGTAATATTGATGATGATATGGCTGAAAAAATTGCAAGAATAACGAGAAAAGGGATTTTCAGAGGGGAACCAGATAGAGTTCCTCACGTTGATGAAATACACGATATGGTAGAGAATAAACTTATGGATAACGGTCTAAATGATGTTGCAAAAGAATACATCATTTACCGTAAGGATAATGGTCCGAATATCTTTACAAAAAGAACGAACTTAAAACCTTACGAGTACCCTAATCTTAATGAGTATGTTGACGCTATTAGACATTCATATTGGGTACATACAGAATTTAATTTTACTTCTGATATTCAGGACTTTAAAGTGAATCTCGACAAAAAAGAAAGAACTGCAGTTAAAAGAGCAATGTTGGCGATTTCACAAATTGAGGTTGCTGTTAAATCATTTTGGGGTGACATATACAAAAGAATGCCAAAACCAGAGATTGGTAACGTTGGAGCTACTTTTGCAGAGTCAGAGGTGAGACATGCTGATGCTTATTCACATTTAGTACAATTATTGGGATTAAATAATGAATTTGAAACACTTTTACAAGTACCTGCTATTCGTAAAAGAATTAAGTATTTAGAGAAAGCAATTACAAATTCAAAGGCAGTTGAAGACAAGGAATACTTCGAATCGGTTGTTCTATTCTCAATGTTCGTAGAGAATGTGTCACTATTCTCACAATTTTTAGTTATTATGTCATTCAATAAACATAAGAATATGTTGAAAGGTATTAGTAACGCTGTTGAAGCGACATCAAAAGAAGAAAACATACATGCTGGATTTGGTTTTGATTTGGTAAACTTAATTAAAAATGAAAACCCAAGTTGGTGGAC